AGCTCTAAATAGAGCGGGTATTGCAAATTGGACTTACACTACCACTATTTCAATCCAGAAATATTTCATGGTACAGCCAGAGCGCCACTTAAGCAGTGGCGAGCCCGTTGGAATTGTTTATGCGAAATTCCCAAAACGCAGGTGCTAAACATCTAACACCAGATATGAAAAATGTATAAAGACAATTGAGTTGAACTAAAAACTCAAACTCAATCTATCTCTACCATTAAATGCCTCAATAAAAGAAGTGTAAGTTGGAGTATACTCACAATGCAAAACCGACGCTTGAATGATCATCGGTGCATACTGTTTGTACACCTCTGGCCCATGTTGAGATAACTCAACCAAAACGCCAGAAATTCGCAACTCAAATTCACCTCTATCCGTACTCTTTTTCACCCAATTAAGGGTTTCTAAGATAACAGACAATTCTAATGGGGCACATATTTTTCCACGGAGCTTTTTAAAACCTCGCTTCAAATAATTGACTTCCCATATGGATCGTGCTTCAACATTTGCACCGTCTTTTGTTTCGACTGTATAATCCATATCAAAGCATTTCTTGACAGCAACACCAAGAGCTTTTTGAGAGAAACCCTCTGAAACTCCTGGTCTGTAACTAATCAAGTTGTCATCTCCGTTGGCAACAACTCTCGCACTGAGGAACAAGTCATCCAATGTAACATGTGGCATCGAGACCGAAGCCGCTGTGTAAATCATCAGAAGATTGCAAACACTGTTCAAAATGGGTGTAAGAACATTTCCTGAGGGATTTCCTCCTACAAACTCATATATCACACCATCTGCAATATGCAACGAATTAATGATGTCCTGAAACAAAACCTTCCTAACAAGTATATCCTCATCACTGGCAAAACCAGCATAAAAGGCCTCAACTATATCAAGGAATGAATTCATAACTGAAACTCTCATTTTACTATCAAAGCTGCTATAATCCCCAGCTGTGTATTTGACATCAGAGGAAAACTCAAGGTACGCAACTAATTGATCCCACTCACTAAATGGGTCAATACCAATGGTACAACCATTATATATGCGATTATCACATACATGGCGAATAAAATCACCAAAATACATTTTCACCGCAACGGTGTAATCCAAAGGTGAAGCCATAAACTGTCTGGTCTTCCCAATTGCTACCTTCTCTAATGGTCTTAATTCATCTTTTAGGCAATCCATATAGACAATCTCAGACCTAATCCCTTTCTTAGCTCGCTCCAACAAGGTATCAAACCTAGCTTTGAAGTATGCAAATCCAGGGGCTTCCTTATCATGTGGGACACCACCCAAAAATTGTTTCTTACCAATCATTTTCGGGTTGTCCACATTGAAAGGGTATCCTGCTGAAGTTG